GTAGTAAAGCTTGTTCCTACACCGACAATCTTAGTGCTATAGGATTCCTTACTTATAGTGCCTGTTAGATTAGCTGTTAAACCCAGAGTCTCAGAGCCTGTACCTGCATTAAACCAGTAAGGGCTATTAAAAGAGGTATCATTATACTTCATAAGCTTTATACGGTCATCTCCTCCATCTGCATCAAGCATAATGTAAGCATGCTCTGATATAAATGCCCCAGGAGAAGACTGCTCTACTTGCGTAATTACAGGAAGGCCTGAACATGCCTGTTGAAAAGACGTAAGAGTACCTTCAACACCTGTAAACTCTGCCGCATTAGGGTGGGAGGGTTCAATTTTATAGGTGAAGCCGTTAGCAACTGTTCCAAGTGTAAAAGTACCTGTGTCAGAGATGGAAGCAGCTACATTGCTTTTTCCACCATAGGGTACGCCTTGAGGCAGTCTAGTAGTCTTTGTAGAGAAACGATCAAGTATAGTTACTGTAGTTTTTACAAGTTTTGATCTATTGCCCAAAGAGTTTATAGTTCTTACACCTAGAGTATAAGTTCCATCTTCTACGCCGTAAAAGTGCTGCTGCAGGTTACCTGAAGGTACGAATAGAGGGCTGGGGTGCGTGGGCATGTTGTGAACAACTTCGTATCCTGCTAAGTACTCATAATAAAGTCCTGCGTAGCTTGGGCCGTTATCAGGGCCAGGAGCAGTCCAGCTTAAGTAGAACTCTTCGCCATCTACGAAGGAAACAGGGGTTACGACGGCATGGGGCTCTAAGGGCGGAGGAACTATAGAATCCGGAGTTATTGAAGGAAGTACATTTTCCTCAACGTAGAGATTAAACTCTTTATCCACTGCATCAAACTTCTCGTTATAATGAACTACGGCTGTAATATCGTACTTATCCTCTGAACCTTGAGAAATTGATAGTACTTTATACTGCTTTGCAGAACCCAAAACTGTAGAGCCATTAATTGACTCCTTCAACATCCATACGGTAGCAGCATCTGGAGTAGCAGTAAACGCGGTACCTACAGTTAAAGACGATACATTACCTGATGAAGTGCTTACTTCTTGAGTCTCAACACGAGTATACTCAGACCACGTTACCTGGACAGGATTACCACTATCATCTACTAGATTGCTTGCTGCTGCTTCTGTGGATATAGAAGGTACTAAGTCGCCTTTGTTATATACTACTGTACCGATTACAGACTCACCTTCTGTAACAATAAAGGCGCCGGGCTCTACTATAAGTACACTGAGTTCGTAGGTTGATCCCGCTGCAAGCGTAACAGTAGAGTCTATAGGTATAACAGTTGTGTTTCTAGTGCCTGTGGAAGGTATGCGCCCACTATACCGTATCGCAAAGCGGTCAGCATCTTGTATATTTACTATATCTCCAGGTGCTATAAAGGCTGCGTTTATCGAAGTAGAGAAAGACACAATCTCTGTCTGATTAATTGCTGTCCAAAGCTTCCACCTACCATATCGAATAGCTTGGCCTTCACTTGTAGCTCCGAATGCTACAGCGTCCGAGCTGATAATCTTACCAGTCTCTATTATATTTGTTCTATCCTCGATGAGTACAGGTACCGAGTTGTAGTTATTAGCTGGGTTATTCCAGCTAACATATATTTGGTTTGCCCGTGTTTTACTGCCCGTACCTTCGTAGCTGAAAGATCCGTCGAGTACGTTACCTTTTGTAAAGTTGTAGACAGGTTCTTTTGGTTGATCCATAACAGCAAAAACTTGTCCGTCAAGCCAGTACACCATACTTCTAAAAACAGTAGCAAAATCTTTTATTACTTTATAAGCGTCTGTTGACTTTGTAAGATATATGTTCGCAGTAAATCGAGGCTCGAGCCCGCCTTTACCGTCTGAGACTAGCTCATCACAATAACGAGCAATTCTATAGAGTGCATACTTATCTATTTGAGTACTATCTAAAAAGGCTCCTAAACCATATCGGTTATTTGAAAGTATATCATAAAAAACCCACGCAGGATTATTAGTGTATACTTTAATAGGTCTAAAAGCACCATTCCATGCTTGGTAGCTTGTCTCTATTGCGTTACTACTTGTATTACGAGTATAGCTAGCAACACCTGTGGAGCTTTCCTCTCTGGTCACATAGTTAGAAGGAACGTTTACTAATAGTCCTCTTGCGTGGTAAGTACGAGTAGGTATGCTATTAAACTGCTTAGAGTTGAAAGTAACATTAGCGTATGCAGTGTAGGGGTGGCTTAAACGTTCTTTAATAATACTAGTAACAGTGCTAATAGTGGCCTCTGCGGCTGTATTTAACTTTCCCGTACGCTCGCCGTATTGATCATAACTGTCTCCTGTGTGTGCCGTTTTTCGAGATATAGTAACTCTGAAATTAGTATAAGGCTTGAAAGGGTTTAAGTCAATAACAGTTTGAAAACTATAAGCATCTTTACTCTTTCCAGCATGCCTTAAGTTTTCGCTGATAAGTATCTCATCTGTCCACTCGTTGGGTTCGTCCAACGTGGCAAAAGCAATAGTAATCTTATAAAAAACATAATTATGTCTATCTCCTTCGCCGTCCTTCCGGCTAGAGTATAAGCCGTTTCCATAGCTAAATACTAACTTAATTTCGTCTACTTCTTGTGCTTGTTCCGGAGTTAGATTAAAGCCTTGCGTTGAAGAGGTGGCCACTAAGCTAGTTGGGTCTGCGGTGCCTCCGGGGTACTCAGTAGACTGATGTAGGTTAGGTCCTCCGGTAGGGGTATGACTTAGAGAAGTAGACCCAATACCCCCCTGCCCAGACATAGGAGATTGAACTAGCGTACCTACTCTGAACTGAGCGGAAAACCCTTCAAAAGTACTGGTAGCATCTAGTGCGGGCTCTAGCTGTTCTAAGGTCAGTACATTCCCTAAAAGGGAGCTACTCAAGTCGAAGGCATATGTTCCTGTAGCCCCGTCCCAGGTATCCGTTAAATCGGCTGAAAAGGTCTCTAAAGCCCCTGCTAGGCTTATATTAACGACACGATCAACTTCAAGCCTGTAAGTTCCATCATCTATTAGAGTAGCAGCTTCTGCTCCTACTCCTGCTTGAAAACCTGCGTTTTCTCCATCATCTCTGGCGTATATTATACCTTCGATGGGTAAACCTTCATTAGCAGACCCATAAAGTCTTGCAGGAGAAAATTTAGTAATAGATCCAGTAGTGGAGGCCCTCTGAGCTTGGGTAGTAACCATTCCTTCTTGAAAGAACCCTGGTTCTGTTGTAGTAAGATGATTAAGTCTGGTCGTTCTCAACCGGTTAGGAGACCCTTGAGAGACAGTCACAGTAGTTGTGCCCCAGCCCTCTCTAACTAGTAGTTGCTTTAGTGTGGGTTCCAAAACGTTACGAGGATAATCCTCTACTAGTCCTACAAAAGAAACTTCGGTCTCATTGTTAGTTAGTGAGACTGTCGCAGGTGTCCGAGAATAAGATTCGGAAGCAAACTCAAGAGCCTGGGCTCTATCATCATTAAGATAAATGGAGGCCGTCCCATTTACGAGACCATGAATAGGGCCTTCTGATACCACATCTGTGATAGAGATGGACTGACTCACCCAGCCACCGCCGCCACTCTCGAAGCCGCTATCAAAACCAGCCGTGCCATTGGTATTGTCCAGCTCTATTATACTATTTTGAAATCTTTTCATTTTTTTATATGCTCCTTAGCCTATTCTTGATATCTGATATGCTTCTTTATTTCCCTGCTCAGAAGAAAGATAGTACTGCTCCCCTGTGAGGGAGGTATAGTTCTGGTTAATAACAGGTTGTCCTACGCTAATGTTTACAGATACGGGTCTTCCAGGAACTCGTAGCTCTCCGTACAGTAGGGGAACAGGGTCTCCCTCTTGTATATTTTGCCCGGCGCCATTAAATAAGTAGTTCTCTGGCCCATCGTCTACTGAAGGGTCTGGAGCCATTAGCTGCTGCATACCTGTCAATGCTAGGTTAACCGCGAGCATTGCTGTGGCTTGACCTGCTGTAGTTGCCATCGCAGCTCCTATCCCTTCCATAGTTGTCATTCCCGGACCTACAAAACTTCCTGCTCCAATCATAGGAAGAACAAAAAAGGCAAGAAC